GGACGATGAATTAAAAAGACGCAGGGATCACTTTGTTCATTATGAATACATTCCGGGTCTTGGTTTTTATGGCCTTGGTCTTGTTCACCTTATCGGTGGTTTAGTCAAATCAGCTACATCAATACTGCGACAGCTAGTAGATGCAGGCACGTTGGCAAATCTTCCGGGTGGATTAAAGACTCGCGGTATGCGAATAACGGCTGATGATACTCCGATCATGCCGGGAGAGTTTCGTGATGTGGATGTTCCCGGCGGAACAATTAAAGAGAACATTTCTTTTTTACCGTACAAAGAACCCAGCGGCACGTTATATCAACTGCTAAATAACATAGTTGATGAGAGTCGAAGGTTTGCTTCTATGGCAGATGTAAAAGCTGCCGATATGAATAGCCAAGCACCCGTAGGTACAACCCTTGCTTTGATAGAGCGGAACATGAAAGTCATGTCTGCTATACAGGCAAGACTTTACGCATCAATGAAAAGCGAACTTAAATTGCTGGTGCGTATTGTTAAAGACTTCGGGCCGTCTGAATATCCATATATGCCATATGGCAACCCTCAAGATATTCAAGCTGACTTTGATGACCAGATAGATGTGATACCTGTTGCCAATCCAAACGCTGCAACGATGTCGCAACGTATTATGCAGTATCAATCTGCTTTACAGTTATCTCAGCAAGCCCCACAACTTTATGATCTGCCAGCACTCCATAGGCAAATGCTAGAAGCGTTGGGCATTAGAGATCCAGAGAACTTAGTACCACCGCAAGAAGAGCTGCCAAACAAAGATCCAGTTACAGAAAACATGGACTTTATCAATGGGTTACCCGGAAAAGCATTTTCGTATCAAGACCACGATGCACATATTGCAGTGCATTCAGCAGCAACAAGAGATCCAAAGATACTAGAGCTTTTATCTCAAGCGCCCGATCAAGAAGCTATTCTTGGGAATGTGCAGGCACATATTCAAGAGCATTTGGCATTTCAGTATCGAGAGCGGATACAAAAAGAGCTTGGCTTGGATTTGCCGGCAGAAGATACAGAGCTTCCGCCAGAAATCGAAGTCAAACTTGCTTCACTTGTTGCACAGGCAGCAGAGCAGTTATTGCAAAAGGATCAAGCCGAGGCCCAGCAAGCCGAGCAGCAGGCTCAAGCAGAAGACCCTATATTGCAACTCAAGCAGCGTGAGCTTGAGATTGAAGAGCAATCTGCTGCTGCTAAAGCCCAAACAGATCAACAACGAGTTGCAACACAGCAACAGAAGTTGGCGCTTGAAGAAGAAAAGGCACAGATGCGTGATGCATTGGAGCGACTCAAGATTCAAAAAGACTTATCTATTGCTCAAGAAAGAATCAATAGTGCTGAACGTTTGGCTCAAGCAGAAATGACAAAAGATTCTGTTACGGCTGGTTTTGATCGTGAAGAGCGACTGCAAAAGCAACGTCAAGTCGATGCCACTCGCGGTGCAGATATTGGCAGAAAGATAGCAGAACAGATCACCAAAGGCAGTTAATGGCAGGATTTGTTGATCCACAGTTTGTTGATTTATTACTATCTCGTTTAAACGAATTAGAAGAGCATCACAAAGACGTATTGCTTGCTGGCTCAGTAGAAAACATTGAGTCATACAAACTATTCAGAGGACAATTAGAAGGTATACAAATAGCCAAGCGAGAAATCAGACAACTCGCAGAGCGCGTATTTGTAGATCAAGATTAGCGCCAACAGGGCGTGATGGGTTCTACACTTCCCTTTAAGTGTTGCAGTGAGAAAGAAATGGCAGAGGTTGATTTAAAAGCTATTGGCAAGGAAGAGGAGGCTGTTGATAAAGCGAGCCAGCTTCCAGTGCCAACTGGCTATCATATTCTAATCGGTTTACCAGAAATCGACGAAAAGACAGAAGGTGGAATTATAAAAGCAAAAGCAACAATATCCATCGAAGAAACATCTTCAGTGGTTGGATTTGTTATTGCAATGGGGCCGGACTGTTACAAAGACGAAAAACGATTTCCCAATGGGCCTTGGTGTAGTAAAGGAGACTTCATTATTATGCGAGCCTATAGCGGTACTCGAATTAGTATTCATGGCAAAGAGTTTCGCATTATCAATGACGATACTGTCGAAGCTGTAGTGGATGATCCAAGGGGGATTAGTCGTGTCTGAAGTAAATTTTCCAGAACCAAATGAAAGCATAGATGGCGGATTTGATGCTGATGAAATAGAAATCATCGAGGTTGATGACACGCCGGAAGAAGACCGTCGGCCTGTACGCGATGATGTTGAGCCATTTAACATCGACGAAGAGATTGACATTGAAGATGATCGTGTTAAAAAGCGTTTAAACAGACTTAAATACGAGTATCATCAGCAGCGTAGAGAGAAGGAAGCCGCACAAAGATTACGCGATGAAGCTGTCCAGTTTGCAAAAAATAGCCAAGGAGAAGTACAGAGACTTCAAGGGCTAGTAGGACAAAGCGAACAAGCGTTATTGCAAAGTGTACAAAGTCGTACTGAAGCAGAGTTAGCTTCGTTAAGGCAAGAATATACGAAAGCCCATGAAGAGGGCGATACTCAAAAGATGGTGGAAGCGCAAGAACAGCTTGCGCGAATCCAAGCAGACAGGGCTTATATAGATAATTATAAGACCCAGATGCAGAGCAATACTACGCAGCAGCAGGCTGAAAGTAATGCGCCGGTGGAACAGCCACCGCAACAAGAGCAAATGGATCCGAGATTAAAGGATTGGCTTGCTCGCAATAGTTGGTTTGGAGCGCCCGGAAACGAGGCACTCACTGGCTTTACTTATGGACTTGATGAAATGCTCATTAAGCGAGGTGTTCAGAGGAATACTCCAGAATACTTCCAAGCAGTAGATCAGGCGTTAAGAGAGTCGTTCCCAAGAGCTTTTAATGTGGAGCCGCAGCAGGCAGAAGCACCGCAATCAAATAGAAGCTCTACTGTAGTTGCACCAGCGCAACGTGGGAGTAAAGGAAAGCGACAGGTCAAGCTGAACAGAAGTCAGCTAGAACTTGTAAAGAAGCTGGGTATTACACCCGAACAGTATGCCGCACAACAGATGAGGATGGGACGATGAGTGATAGCCGAGAACCAAGAGAGCTTGAAGAAAGAAGTGAAGCTGCTAGAGAAAAAGCGTGGGTGCCTCCGACACTTCTACCAGATCCTTTGCCTCAACCGGGGTGGAGGTTTCGTTGGGTGAGAACCTCAATGGTAGGACAGTCAGATGCAACAAACGTATCTATGCGCTTTAGGGAAGGATGGGAGCCTGTAAAAATAGAGGATCATCCAGAGCTAGAGGTGATGCCAGATCACAATAGCAGATTCCCCGGATGTGTAGAAATAGGCGGTCAGCTTTTGTGTAAAGCTCCAGAAGAAGTTGCGGATGCTCGCCAGCGTCATTACGAAGGAACGGCAGCGCAACAAATGGAAAGTGTCGATCATTCATATATGCGTGAAAATGATCCTAGGATGCCTTTGCTCCGACCAGATCGTAAGACTCGCGTAACTAAAAGTGGATGGTAATTTTTACTTTTGATTTGTTAAGGAAACTATCATGGCTACTACAGCCGCTCCATTTGGAGCAAGACCCGTAAGCACTACAAGTGCTAGTGGTTCTTTCAATGGTAAAGTCCAGCATCTTAAAATTGCCAGCGGTTATGCTACTGCTATTTTCAATGGTGATTTTGTCAAGATGGTTGCGGCTGGCGTTATTGAAAAGGACACAGGAACTGCAACGTTGACCACCATTGGTATTTTCATGGGTGTTAAATACACCGATCCTACTACTGGGCAATTAACGTTTAATCAATACTATCCAGCATCTACGGCAGCGGATGATATTGAGGCTTATGTATTGACTGACCCAGATGTGGTCTTTTTGATGCAGGCGGACGGCGCTATTGCACAAACAGCACTCGGATCAAACTTTGATGTGATCCAAACTGCTGGAACCACAAGCATCGGTAATAGCAAGAATGCCGTTGATGCTGATTCAACTGCGACAACCAATACGTTGCCACTAAGAATCTACGATTTTTATGATGGCCCAAGCAGTACCATTGGTGATGCATTCACCGATGCGCTGTTTATTTTTAACGTTGGTCATGCGTACCGAAATACAACCGGCGTATAGGAGTAACTAGGCAATGGCAATTTCAAGAGCGCAAATGCTTAAAGAACTCCTGCCGGGGCTTAATGCCTTGTTTGGTTTGGAGTATGGAAAGTACGAAGATGAACACACTCAAATCTATGAAACAGAAGCGAGTGATCGTTCTTTTGAAGAAGAAGTAAAGCTAAGTGGCTTTGGTGCTGCCCCCACAAAGGGTGAAGGCGAATCAATTATATTTGATTCTGCACAAGAGTCTTTTACTGCTCGCTTCAATCACGAAACCGTGGCTATGGGTTTTGCTATCACCGAGGAAGCGATGGAAGATAATCTCTATGATTCTCTTTCTGCTCGTTATACTAAGGCGTTAGCGCGAGCTATGGCTTATACAAAGCAGGTGAAATCAGCTTCTTTGCTCAACAATGGTTTCTCTAATGCGTTTCAGAGTGGTGATGGTGTAAACCTATTTACCGCTTCTGGCGATGGAGTAACCGGTGGTGATGGTCACCCAACGGTTGGTGGCACAAAGAACGGCAATCGCCCAGTTACGGGTGCGGATTTAAATGAGACCTCTTTGGAGGCTTCAATTATCCAGATTGCTGGTTGGGTTGACGAGCGTGGACTTTTGATCGCTGCTCGACCTCGCAAGCTGATTGTTCCCCCCGCCTTAATGTTTGTTGCAACTAGGATTTTGCAAACAGAAGGTCGGGTTGGAACGGCTGATAATGACATTAACGCAATCTACACGAATGGCAGCATTCCAGAAGGCTACTCAGTAAATCACTATCTCACGGATACTAATGCGTGGTTCTTGATTACTGATGTGCCTAACGGCATGAAGCATTTCGAGCGCACGGCGTTAGAAAACTCTATGGACGGTGACTTCGATACGGGTAATGTGCGCTATAAAGCGCGTGAGCGATACTCATTCGGCGTTTCAGACCCATTGGGAATTTTCGGATCCCCCGGCTCTAGCTAGAGCTTTTAAGGACTACTCAGGTTATACTTGGGTAGTCCTTTTTTTTATCCCTGACAGAATGTTCCACATGGAACAATCTGACACTAGCCACGACAGGAGATACTCATGGCAAATACTACCTTCAATGGCCCCGTCCGATCAGAGAATGGGTTTAAAGTTGTTTCTAAAAATAGCAGCACTGGTGCGCTTACTGACGTAGTAGATATTGCATCTACCGGCATCGTTACGAATAAATATGTAAAGCACGTTGGTTTTGCTACAGGTGTTACAGTTAACACCACAGCAGGTGACAGCCCATCTATTGGTGAGTTTACTCAACCTGCCAACACAATTATTACTGACATCAAGATCTTTTGTGACACCTCTCCCGTTATCGGTACAGGTGACATTGGTTATGAAGTTGGTACTACTAGCTCCGGCGCACAGATTGTAGCGGCAGTAACTGATGAGATTTTGGATGGCGGCACTACTGTTGTAGAACACAACGTAACTACAACAACGCTTGTAACTCAGACGCAAAGCGGCACTACAGCGCCTGCTTCTGTTCAATATACAGACACTGCCCGAACTATTTTTTGCAACATTACCAATACTGTTGATGCAACCACTGCTGGTTCATTTACGTTTATTATCGAGTACGTTCAGATAGCGTAATAGGGGGCAGTCATGGCTGACGCAGTAGCTACACAAACTATCCAAGATGGCAAAAGAAAAGCGATATTCCGTTTTACTAACGTTAGCGATGGTTCTGGAGAGGCAGCGGTAAAGAAGATAGATGTGTCTGCTCTCACAGCCGATCCAGTATCTGGCGCTGCTTGTTCTAAGGTGAGCATAGAAAAAATCTGGTACACCACCATTGGAATGGGTGTAAAGATATTTTTCGATGCGAGTACCGATTTATTAGCATGGCAGTTAAATGCTGATTATGCAGACGAGCTAGACTTTAGTGAGTTCAATGGCATTCCTAATAATGCGGGTAGTGGCGTAACAGGTGACATTATGTTTACCACAGTTGCTCACTCAGATGGCGATGTCTATAACATCT